GCTACGGCAAAAGATAGAACCAGTGCAAGATACTGGTCATGTAGTAAGTGGTGATATGTCAAGAAAATGCATACCGTATTGGATAAGGAGAAATAATAAAATGATTAAATTAAAAGATATTTTAATGGAAAACTACCAACTTCCAGAACGACGAGTCGGCACAGGTCGTATCGATACATTAATGGAAAAGTTGATACCAACATTGACGACGGAACAACAGAAGTCCATCACTGAATTATACGCAACCTTGTTGGAAGGTGTTGCTAAAGTAAATGCAATGCAATATGGGTTTTTCAACTATGAACAATTTGAAGCATGCTTTAAAGACGAAGTTGATAGTGTTGCACAAACATTGATCACCAAGTTAAATGAAATTATTAAAACGGGTAAGGATAATCCCAACACTCACCTAGCAGAAATGACAGTTGCCGCTATCGGTGAGTCGTGTCTTCTTAATTAATTGAGGTAATATGTCCGACACATCGTTATTTACTAGGCTTAAAAAACTTTTTTCTACCAGCACCATTGTTCGTAATGTTGGAGGAAAAAAATTAAAAATAGCTGATACTGACAACATACAAAGCTTTGTTAATCGGCGTGGAGTTGATAGATATCATCGTGTGTACTCATCGGGTACCGGAGGATATGGGTCTTCACACGGTAGATATGAAGCAGCGGCAGCATTTCAGGGATCACGATTACAGTTATTCCGTGATTATGATATGATGGATAATGATCCCATTATCTCGTCGGTATTAGACATTTATGCTGATGAAAGTACTATTAAAGATGAATTTGGACAAATTCTAAGTATTAAATCAAAAAATCAACAAGTTCAAGATATTCTCCATAATTTATTTTATGACATTTTAAATATTGAATTTAATCTCTGGCCATGGATTCGTAACATGGCAAAGTACGGAGATTTCTTTTTATATTTGGACTTGGATCAAGAATACGGAGTGGTTAATGCAGTACCATTGTCGGTATACGAAACCATCCGCATTGAAGGTGAACAACCCGATCAACCATTCAGTGTACGATTTAAAATTGAAAATGATTTCTTGCTATTAGGTAAGAAAGATTTTGAAAGTTTTGAAGTAGCACATTTCCGTTTATTAGCGGACACGAATTTCCTTCCGTATGGTAAAGCCATGATTGAAGGTGGTCGCCGTGTATGGAAGCAATTGCAACTCATGGAAGATGCAATGTTAATCCATCGTATCATGCGAGCACCAGACAAGCGTAAGATTTTGGTCGATATCGGTAATATCCCGCCGGCAGAAATTGATACCTTTATGAATCGTATCATGGATCGTATGAAAAAAACTCCATTGGTAGATCCAGCGACCGGTGATTATAATCTTCGATATAACATGATGAATATTACGGAAGATTTTTATCTTCCTGTCCGAGGAAAAGATTCTGGTACCGATATTCAAAATCTTCCTGGATTACAATTCAATGCGATTGAAGACATTGAATATCTCCGTAACAAACTATTGGCTGCCTTTAAAGTACCGAAGGCGTTTATGGGATACGAAGAGGGTATAAGTGGCAAGGCGACATTAGCAGCACAAGATGTACGGTTTGCTCGTACCATCGAACGAATTCAGCGTATTATGGTGTCGGAGTTAACAAAGATTGCTATAATTCATTTATACATTCAAGGATTCCGTGACGAAGAATTGATTGATTTTGAATTAAGTTTAACTTCACCATCCATTGTGTATGAACAAGAAAAGCTGAACTTGTGGAAAGAAAAGGTTGCAGTGGCAAATGATCTTATTGGAACTAAATTAATTTCACAAGATTGGGTATATCATCATATTTTTGAAATGTCGGAAGATGATGTTCGTACGCAACGATCAAAAGTTGTAGAGGATGTAAAGCGAGTTATGGAATTAACTAAGTTGGAGCAACCACAAGAACCACAACAAGCGGCTGCCGGTGGGGAAGAAGAGCAACCCGAACCAGAAGATATAGAACAGCAACAAGTTGACGATGTAGACAGTATCCTAGCGTCATTAGACCAATCCGACGAAGAAAGTGAATTGGAAGATGTTGATTTGGAGGAGGCTAACATGGGCAGACCCAAGAAGGGTGTGTCCTATGGGCAAGATAGTCATCCACGGGGGCGTGATCCTTTGGGACATAAAGAAAATATGGATTCGTTGACTGTAGGTAAACGACGAAACGATAAACGAAAATCACCATTGACATTGGAAATGCAACAGTGGTTGGACAAAGGATCGTTAAATAAAACAAAAAACTCGGTTTTGTTGGAAAATACAACGCCAACAGGTTCTTTTTTAGATGAAAATAACATTTTGGGGCTAGAAAACTAAAATCTTATAACTATTCGTTATATTTAATATATGACGGTATAATATGTCACAAAACGGAATACATATGAAATCAAACGTCAAGCACAACAAAATTCGTAATACAGGTATTCTTTTCGAATTATTGGTTCGTAAAATTACCTCCGACGCACTAGAAAACCGCAATAATGATACAGCGGTTAAACTCATGCGAGAGTTTTTTAATTCCAAGACAGAATTGGGGAAGGAATTACTTTTGTATCGGGCAGTTTTTAATGTGCAACAAATGAGTGAAGAAAAAGCATTTCATTTAATTGGTATAATTACCGACCAACGGAAAAAATTAAATGAACATCTGTTAAACACTCAAAAATACAACTTAATAAAGGAAATTAAAAATCATTATGATTTGAAAGATTTCCTCAATGCACGTATTCCGTCGTATAAAGTATACGCATCGGTTTACAAAGTATTTGACGGAGTGATTAACGAATTGACAGATTATACAGAAATTGAAAGTTTGGTGTCTGCAAAATTCACTATGGTAGAACATCTTACTGGTAATCTTACTAATAAAGAAAGTAAAAATGATGTACAGTTGTTTGAAACTATTAAAGGGCAAGAAGAAGATTTACGCTTATTATCATATCGTATTTTAATTGAAAAATTTAATGAAAAATACGCAGAACTAAACGATAGACAAAAGAATCTACTTCGTGAATATATTTACAATGTATCAAATACTGAACAACTTAAAAAATATGCAACCAAGGAAGCAGAAGTTCTTATTAAAGAATTAAAATCTAAAGTTGTTAAAGTTGATAACACGGTTACTCGCATTAAACTTTCTGAAGTTATAACTCAATTAGAACGCATCGCCAATGTCAACATTATCAAAGAAAATCACATGACTTCATTGTTAATTGCCTTGGAAATTACCAAGACATTAGACACTTTAAAGAGTTAATTATGGAACAACAACAACGCTTTCGTGAAGTTATTCGTCAAATTATTAAGCAAGAATTGGAGGAAGCGACCACAACAGGATCCGTAGCTGGGTATTTAACCCCATATGCATTTCGTGGTAATAAACAAAAACAAATTACACGTGCAAAGCACATTGCGACAGATACAACGGGATTTAAATTAACTCCTCGTGGAGAAAAAGAAATAAATAGTCCAGCAGATAAAATGGAAACTGTTAAAAAAGAGTTATCAGAAAATAGGTATTATAAATATAAGAATGATCCAACTGCCACTCCTCATCAAAAAATTGCTAAAGCAATTTCTGAATTAAATAAAAGTTTATACGAAGTTGAACGCGCATTGAAAATTAATGCACGACTAAAAAATGAATCGGGTATTGCAAGTGAACAGTTATGGAAGCGTACCCAACAAGGTCTAATCAAACTAGAATCACGATTGTTGAATATCGCAACTCGGATTCGTGAAATTCGTGGGCAATAATATGCAGTCATTACTTGTAGAATACAATGTCATCTCGTATGACATGTCGCTGTTAACAGAAGCATCTGATATAACAAAACCATTGATTTTAAAAGATGTGATATTACAACGTGCTGAAATTAAAAATCAAAATGGAAGAATTTATCCAAAAGAAATTTTGGCCCGTGAAGCAGCAGCTTACAAAAACAACTTTGTTGCGCAGAGAAGAGCGTTGGGTGAATTAGATCATCCAGAAAGTGCTGTGGTTAATTTAAAGAATGTTTGTTGTAATGTTACAGAGATGTGGTTTGAAGGACATGATGTAAAAGGAAATATGGAAATTCTTTCTACTCCATCTGGAAATATTGTTCGTGAACTAATTAAAAACAATATTCGATTGGGTGTTTCTTCTCGTGGTATGGGTTCCGTAAAACAAATTGGTGAAAATGAAGTAGAAGTACAAGATGATTTTAATTTAATTTGTTTTGATATCGTAAGTAACCCATCAACGCACGGTGCGTTTATTAACGAAAATACCGGTGGTCAAATCATAACACCATATTCTCGTATTGATAGTTTAATTTATGATTTTTTGGGTGAACTTAAATAATTTAAAGGAGTGTTTATGTTAATAACATTAGGTTTATTGGTACTCGGTGGTGCAATTGCTTTTTGGGTGTATAATAACAATAAAGAAACATTTGCTCGTCCAATCAAAAAAATTACTGATATCGTAGATGTCAATAACGATGGTAAAGTAAATTTAGAAGATGCTAAGACAGTAGCAAAAACTGTTGCGGCAGAAGCTAAAGTAGTTGTTGCGGAAACAAAACAAGTTGTGGAATCTGCAAAAATCAAGGCAAAGAAGACCGCAGCAAAAGTAAAAAAGATAGCCGGTCGTAAAAAGAAAAACTCATAATACATGAATTCGCAAGATAAATTTTTCTTAAATGAAACTGTAAAATTCGTAGCAACGCAATTAGATTTGCAATCGTTGCCACGAAAAATTGTTATTGTTAACAATGTCAGTTTTACTGAGGAACATTTAAGTTTTGGTGTATATAATACCGAAACAAATGAAATTTATATTTATAGTGGATCACGACATGTTGCTGATGTATGCCGTACATTGTGTCACGAATTGGTACATCATAAACAACGAGAACAAGGTAAAAACGCCGATGGTCGTGATGGGTCATCAATGGAAAATGAAGCCAATGCACTAGCAGGTAACTTAATGCGGCAGTTTCGATACAAACACCCAGAAATCTATTTGGAGAAGTGAAATGCCAGCAATATCAAAGGCACAACAAAAATTGTTTGGAATTGTACATGCTATACAAAAAGGCAAGGCCAATCCCAAAAAGTTTAGTCCTGTTGCTCGTAAGTTAGCAAACACAATGTCACATGGTGATGTGAAAAAGTATGCAACAACTCCAATAAAAGATCTTCCAAAGAAAATCGCGGAATTGTTAAAACAAGATATTAATGCCGGCGCACAACACGGTGATGACACGGACACCGGTGCACAACCATTTGGTCAGCAGTCGATTGACACCATTCCAAGTGGTGGTGTTGAAGAAACCATTGGTACGACAGATACTAGTATAACACCAGATTTTCCACCAGCAACATCTTCTCAACCACACATCTCAAATGATCCGCATCGTGTAGATTTTACCAGTGAAGATTATAGTGCAAAGCAAAATAAAATATTCTCTATTGTAAAAGATAAACGAGCCGCTGACATTGATGGTGTCACCGTAGATGTATATACTGCTGCGTTATTAACCAAAGTATTGCGTACATTGTCATTGGATAATCGCAAGAAAATGTTGGAACTTCCAACCGAAAAAATGGTGGCAACGGCATATAAATTAATAACGAGATAAGCATGGCACGTGGGAAAACATTATATGCTACCGATTTTGATGATACCCTAGTGCATACAGACGCTAGGGTTACTGTTATTAATAAGGACGGGAAACGACGAACAATATCACCCGCTGAATACGCAGCATATGAAAAACAAGATGGTGATACTTTTGATTTTTCCGAATTTGAACAGTTGAAAAATCCTCGTCCTATTAAAAAATATTTAGGATTATTACAACGAGTTCTTGCCGAAAAAAAAGCAGACAAGGTAGTAGTATTGACCGCTCGTGGACACACCAGACCCATTGCACAATTTCTTAAAAATAATGGGATTACTTCCGGTGTTACCATTGCCGCACTGGGTAGTAGTGATCCTATGGACAAGGCACGATATATAGAAAAACATATCAACGATGGATTTACACGAGTTGCGTTTGTAGACGATGCACCAAAAAATGTTAAAGCAGTACAGACATTGATAGATAAATACCCAAAAACAAAACTTATTATACGACAAGTTGAAGAACCAGATAATCAAAAAACTGGTGAATTTTTGACAAAACAATCACAGTTGAAGGATTTATTACGACACAAAGTAAAAAATCCACAAACCGGAAATGATATTTTAATAAAAACTGCACTTGGATATTCACAGGACTCAGCCGCAAAACAGGCTGCGATGTATCCTCTT